CGGAGCACTTCAGCCAGATTGATGTTGTTAGCTGGAGATTGCTCGGCTGGGAATGTTGCCACCCCCGTACTCCCGACCAATACGTTGATAAGCTGTTTCACATACTGCACCAGCGTATCAGATTCGGTTGGATCGCCTGCCGCCGTAGCATCATCCAACGCCCCAACCACTGAGGCCAGTGCCGCGCTATCCGTACCGCGCATCGCAGTGGTGGGGATAGAGCTAATATCTGCCGTGTCGGTCTTGATCGTGGTGGCGTGATCCCTCACCGACTGTAGCGAGTCCGTAGTCTCGCTGTAGTTCGACCAATCGCCGTCAGTGCTGGCGATTTTGCCCATGACCGAATCGTCTGTTACGTCGTCACTATCGGCCACCGCCAACAGATGGTCAAGTTCAAGCCCCACTAGGGCCGCGTTTGCCGCCGTCTGTGAATCTGTACTCTGTTGCGCGGTCAGCCCGTCTGACGCAATCGAGAACCTGGCGAGGACCGTCCCGATACGCGAGATCGAGTCCACCGTACCCGCAGTGACACGCACGTTCACATCGTCTGCAACGGCGAAGCCAAGTTCACCACCGGAGTTGTCTATCACAGCCTCGGCGTACCCAACAATAGCGGAGCCCGTCCCCGCCTGTTGGTTTTCGGTGACGTTAATCACACCGTTGGAGTTCGTGGCGTCCCCCGCGCCGAAGTTGTAATAGTTCGTGTCGTCTGAGGGGTTCCCACTCGCGCCACCCTGAAGTGCATCGGTGCCGCCGATGAAAGCATTGCCCGAATTGGTCTGCACGGTAAGATAGCCGAAGGGGTGTTGCGTGGCCGCGAGACCCCCGATTGTGGCGGCCAACGCCCCAAGTGCCGCAGCCTCGGTTGCATAACTGCCGTCAAAGTTCCCCGCAGCGGCGGTGAAAACAATCGTTCCCGCCGCATTGATGTTTCCAAGATATAGGCCCCAATCGTCTGACAGGATCGTACCCGCACCGAGCGCGGTTCCCGCCGCGACCGCCGCCTTGGTATATCCCGTTCCCGAGATCGCGTAAGCAAAGGCCCGATTTGCCACAGACGTATCAGTTGATCCGATATACGGTGTAGGGAGTGTGTACTTCGTGCCCGCACGGTTGATGTCAACCGTAACGGCCAACGAGTCAAACACGATTGGCGTGAACGCATCCGAATCGTAGGTATTCACGTCCACTGTGACAACTGAGTCGGCTGTGTATCCGCCAAGGATTTGCATGTTACTACCTCACTAAAGGGTCTTGCGTTAATTCGAGATGACTCGGGCCGAGGAGTGTAGCCACCCCCGCCGCCACGTCCTGTAGGATGTCGAAGTTCCAGAACTCCGCAGTTGGTGAACCGCCTAGATGAGTGGTCAGTCCTGGATAGCCTTGTGCGACGATACGGTCTGCATGAGTGTCTTCATAAGTCAGTTCCGAGTTTGCACCCCACTGTGCCGTGAGATATACCGTGGCTCCGGTTCCGGTAGCCCGTAGTCTCAAGTCTTGGGTCTGGTTCCCGTAGGACGCGGTTTGTGTGGCGATGATGGTTCCGCTCCCAGCGACGTAACGCAGAATGTGGAGGTCGCCATCACCGTACCCAGAGATTTCGGCGGCATAACCATCCCAAACAGCCCCACCAGCATCAGCCCTCACAACAACACCGATGAGTGTGCGACCAGACCGGCAGTTAGCTATTATTTCATGGTCTGCGCTAGTAACCGACGTATCCGCATTGCGATACCACTCTTGACCACTAGACGACCACCCCCGAACTGGGTCCGGGTCATCATCGCGTATGTACATCCGTGTGCCACTGCCAGTAATGCGCTCCCAATCGTTGTAGTCCTCAAGATTGGTCTGGGCGTCGACACTGAAGGTGTGTCTACCACCGATAACAGAAGTCCAAGCCATCAGACACTCTCCTGTGCATCATGCGGCCCGCACCAATCGTCGGTTCGGTGTGCGTAGGCCGCGACGTAGAGTTCACCCGCAGCCCATCCTGCGGAATTCTCGCCAAAGCTCCAGATGTCGAAGTACGTATCGATGTCGGATTCTCCTATGTTGATACTCCCCGCGTCCGCCAGGTACTCGTTAGTGTCGCTTCCTATCGTACCGTCGTCGTATAGAATGTCTCCTGCGGCATCGTAAATGCGCATGTGTAGATTGACGTTATCCGCGTCCACGCGATACCAATGACGCTCGATACGGTAGACGGTATCCCTGTCGAGATAGGCAATGGTTCTGCGGGGAATGACCCACCCACCACCACCGGGACCATCGGGGCAGTTAAACCACAGAATGATCTCGTCTTCAGCCCCGCCCGAACTCTCCCGCGCTCCAAGATAGAAGATGCCGTGAGTGCTGGTTTCCGCACCTACTTGCGTGTACCACATGTGGTGACTGCCACCTGCTACCGTTCCAACCCCTGGGTCGAAGTCACACCGGAAGTACCATCTGTCATATTGAGACTCGCCTATAGCAGGTACGGGGAGAGAGGTTGTTTGAATCTCCGATGACTGAGCAACGCTCATGTCGTTCTTTAACACATTCGTAATACTGCCGGGGAACCCGAGTCCGGTCGCCGCTATGACTGACAGTTGTCCCGGCCCGCCGTCAGCGGTAGCCCAGATGACCGTTCCCTGGCTGGTATCACGTAAGGCGTCATCGTCCGTACCCGTCTTGGTGGTCCAATCAGAGTGGAGCATGTCGGCGGGCAAGCCACCGCTTGCGGTGTACTCGAACGCAGCCGATAGTGACAAGCCCTTTCCGCCAATCGTCACCACTACGTCGTCCGTGCCCGATCCGGCCGCAGTAACGCAAGAAATCTGCCGGTCGCTGACGTGCTCAAAACTCGCTACAGCGTCACCGATGGTCACCGCCGAGACCACACCGTTCAGGTTCGCGCCAGAAATGATAACGGTATCCCCCCCCGCCTCATCACCGAACGTCGGGTTGACTGAGATCAGCCGTGACCCCGTTGCTTTGATAACGGGGGAGGTCAGGCCTAGACGTTCACGGGTGTAGACGCGGGACATTTAGATACCGTACACGTCAACGTAAGTCAGCGTTGCCGTGTCAGACCCGCCGTTGGACATGGAAATCGACACATCGAAGAACTCAACACCCTTGTTGGTGTAACTCATCTCCTGTGCGGTGGTGTTGGTGATCGTCAGGGCCGTAGGAAGGCCAATCGGGAACGCCGTACCGTCCGTGTTGTCTAGCGCCGTGGCGTCTGACAGCATCGGGTATCCGTTCACCGTGGCTGTGCCCGTGATCGACGTGAACTTGACCATCACGTACAGCGTGGTGACGGCTGGAATCTGTACCCTCACTTCAACGGTCGTGTTCTTGGCTATGACCGTCGCCGCCGCTAACGCCCCTGTCAACCGGATCGGCGTGGGGTTGATGACCCCCTGTTCCGCATCGCTCATGTTCCGTTCAGCGTCACCGTTCAACTTCTGTGCTACCGCCATGTTACTCCCCCTTTAGCCCCTCTTTGTAAGCCGCCCAGAGGGGACCTACCTCGCCCATCACCCGCACTTTCCCCTCCGCGAAACACTGTTTCACGAACTGTTGATACTTCATTGGGACGGCGGCTGCGTTCCCGTCCTTGTTGGTAACGTCACCATCGGTTTTGACGGAGTTAGCCGCCGCCTCAAGGTCTTCTATTTCTTCCTGGTCAAGAAGTACCCGCGCCTCTTTGACCAGTTTGTCGCCCATGACGGGCTTGCCGTTTACCTTCATCGGGTGGAACCCAAGCAGTACCCTGGAAATCGGGTCCTTCAAGTTGAACGCCCGTTTCAACGTCTCGGAACTGGGCCACGGTTTCGGGCCCACCACCTCGAGTAAGTATTCGTCCTCGTGCGCCGTCTTCGGGTTGAAGTTGTGTTTACTGACAGTACGACCGATTGAGTACAGTTGACGGGTCCATTCCCCTTCGGCGTCCTCAATGTCCCGTATCCACTCAACGGCCTTAACCTTCAAGATCATAGGGTTGCGTTGGGAATACTCGTCCTCACCCACCCCGAGATATTTCTGTGGTGTGCGAAGTGGGTCCTGCCAGCCAGCGGCGTGTACGATACCGCACAGGTCCATCGTTTCCTTCTCTATCTGTGCCAGCCACATCCGGCCGAACTGGTCGTGTGGGTTCAAATCCCTACGTTGGTCCCTCTGATTAATCGGTTGTTTGCCCATCGTGTTAGCCATTATCCCACCTCGACGTTAGTGGATGTGTCTTCAACCGCAGCGCGTTCCAGTTCCTCGGGCGTACCGCGAACATTCATGTGACCGTAGGGACGGTGTAGACCTTTAGCGAACTCTGGTAACATCGAACGCGGTACGTCTGACACGGCCTCTTCGATCTGGTTGTCCATGTAAGCAACCATCGCCTTCGCCCACTTCTCCTCTTCTGCTTTACGGTCTCGACGGACCCACAACCCCGCCCGGTTCTTCTCTTCCGCCCGTTGGTCCCATCCCAACGCCTGCTTCCACCTCAACAACCGATCCCGTTCTGCAATCCTACTAAACACCCTCTGGTCGTACTCCGCATACGGAAGAGAGCCGGGCGCTGGCGCGTCCTTCTCCCTACCCGTAGACTCCAAATAGCTCTGTTCGGGTACGCTGTACTGTATCGGATGCCCGCCGCCGGCTCCCTGAACGATCCAGAATCGTTGCGAGTAGCAGCCCGTTTCCTTGTACAGCAACCACTGTTTCTGTGAAATGATGGCGTCACTCAACCATTCGGGGTCGCCGTTCTCGTCCCGATACTTCGCCCCGAATCGGTCCAGCCGCCACTTACCCTCGTCGCGTGGGTCGGGCCCCTCAAGGGCTTCCCGTATCTCCCATAACGGGTCGGGTATCACGGGAATCATCTCCCGTATCTCCCACCGTTGAACGGGCTCCCACTCAACACCCGGTTCCCACGTAATGAGCAGCCAGTTGACCCTATCACTGCGCGGGGTCAACCGCTCAATGTCCTGCTGCCAGTGTGCCGGAACTTCCCTATCCTTTGTGAACAGATGGCCTCCCTAACTGTTTCTTGACGTGCTCGGGGAGCTTACCGCCTTCGTCCTTCTTGACAAACTCCCCGGCAACGTCTTTAGGCACTTTCGTAGAACGACCACCCAGAACAGCGTGCATCAGTCTGCGTTGGGCTTCCGAACGTAGAGGCACTAGACCTCACTCACGATAACAACGGGCCCAGTTTGGGTCATAGCGGTCGGGACGTAATCGCCGTAAATGGGCACCCCTTCATCATACCCGATGATCTCTGCCGCGCTGCCGCGAAGGAAGTCCCACCTCACCCGCTCAACCTTATACCGAGTCTCTTCCTCATCGGCAATCACAACACATCTGTCGTCGTCTCTAGGCACGATGCTCATTCGCGCCTTCCACAGCAGTTCCATTGTGCCCTTAAGTCGGAAGCACACCAACACCCCCGCCCTCAAAGCCCGGCCTGGCTCTCCTTGCATGACCCCTCCCTGAAGGGGCCAGGTTACCCCGACCCCCTCAACGATTCCTTCTGTTACTCGTCGTCGCGTTCCTCGTCTGAGTAGTAATTCCCAGAACAGGGCCACCCGTCAGACTCCATGTTGTCTACCGTCTGATCGTAGGCGGTTGCAACGGGAGCGCCCCAATAATTCCCCACCACCGCAACCTTGGCCGCGTTGGAACCAGTGTTGATGCCGCGTGTTGGTTGCACGGTGATGTTACCAGGGCCGATTATCAACTGCGTGTTCACGCCCGCGTCTGAATACGCCCCAGACTCAATGGCGTATGTGCAGAGGCAGAACGTGCAGTTTTTCACCTGAAGGTGCCCAAGGGCACCCTGCATATAGATGCCCGCATCGAACGCGCCCTCAAATTCGCACTCCTCGATGAGAACGTTTGAAACCGCCGCAGTACCATCAATGGTGATACCGTGGCTGTTGTCCAACCCCCACTTCGGGAACCGGCACTGCTTCAGGTGTACACCAAACACATTGTCGGAACTGTTCCCGATCCTCAATGCCCCGCCAGCGTAGAAGCCGGTTTCGGCATTTGCGCCAGCAAACGCAAACCCCTCGATGTAACATGGCGAGGTAATCAGTGCCATGTCCGTAGTCGTGAGGGTTGTGGAATACAGAGAGTTGTACTCACCACGGCTCGACGGGGGAATCCCAAACCGCTGAGAAATCACCCGAATTCCGGGACAGTTAAAGTTCACCTGCGTGGTGACCGCCTCTCCGCCCTTCTTGACGTAGATCGTGTCGCCACGGTTATCGACACAGGCGTCAATCGCGCCCTGTAGGGTACTGAAACACCTGACGTTATCCACTTCGGGCCAAGGATCACCTACATCGTCGGCCCCGGTTGCGTTCGCGTTCACATAGAACACCTGACCGGAGATGTCAGCAGGAACCAAAGCCGCTTGGTCTGCCGCTACTGTCCCAAAGGGACCGCCGGTAAATTGCATTCTATCAGCCATGATTAAGCCTCCGTGACAGACGTGTAATACCCCATGTTTGCACGGTTGACACAGACCATCGCTGCCGGATAATCCAAACTCGCCACATAACCCGAGTCGTCCTGCAACTCCTTGAGGTCGCTAAACGCCTGCTGACCGGGCTCGGGCAGTAGAGTCATCTTCTGGACTGACTTCTTGCTGTCAAACCCAACCACCAAACCGTCCAAGACCCGACGTGACGTGAAGAACTTGATGCCCTTAGAAGTGGGCTTACCGTCCATCTCCATGTTGAAGGCATCGTTGAACCGGAGACCCGACTGTAACTGGGCCACCACGTCGTTCTCAACGCCGTTTGACCAGAGAACGGTGTCCATTGTTCCGCCGCCCTCGTTGGCGATCCCCTGCTTCATGGTGCGGAGTTTCACGCCAGTGAACCGGCCACCGGATGTGTTCTCAGTGGATACGTCCCACTTCGCGTTGGTCGCACTTGAATACGAGTGTACCGACGCCGTGGTTAATATGTCCATGATGCCCACAAAGTTCTGTGACCGTTCCGTACCAGACGCCATCGTGGTGTTTTCGAGGTTATTGGCGAACACAACCAAGTCGCTCGCCGTGACCGTCGAAACGTCACTGAACGCCGAGCCGGTGATGATGTTGCTTGCGGCTGTGACCGAATCAATCAGCGCAATACCGCTCGTCCGAAGGGCTGGACCCGATGGATTCAGGAAGGCAACGTAGTCGCCCGCCCTGAACAGGTCTTCGCACCTACGTGCGTCAGTGGTCGCGCCCTCACCGCTGATACCGTACATGTCCTGCAACGTCACGGCGTCGGTTGAGATACTGGTCACGATTGCCTGGGTGCCCGTCGAAAAGCCGTAGAACATGTCTCCGACCTTACGCCGAATACCCTGCAACGCTTTCTTGGACTGATACTTCAACTGGCTCACCAACTGGCCCCGCGTTCCTTGCTGCTCTTGGATGTACCGAGCCGTCTTACTGATAGTGAACCGCTTGTTCAACAGAATCCAAGTGATCGTTGCGGTTGCCGGGGCCGGGCTCGAGGGCCGCGCTTCTTTCCCACCCTCAATGATAGCCGAGGTCCCGTAGTCATCTTGAAGGTCCAACTCAAGAGTGATTTCCCGAGCAGACCAATCAACGTCAAATTTCTTCGCCTTCTGGAGTAGATTCCATTCCTCTACCCCGAAGTTCGCAGCTTCCACGACACCGGCCTGGACTTTGCGCCAGACCTGTTCGATGTCAGCGTTGCTCTGAGTAACACTGTAAGTGGCTGTCGCCATTGTAGTTACGCCTTCACTTCCCCACCCATCCCTGGGTGCTGCGTGTTACAATCCTAAGTGCTCGTCGCTAAGGTAATAGTCGTCTGCTTCCTCAACGGTCTTGAAGGTCGGTGTCTTTTTCTTCCCGCTCTCTGCGGGTGTACCGGCCCTCGCACTCACGGTCTTAGGCGGCTTCTGTTTCATCGCGGGTTCCTTCGCTTTCCTCTCCGCGTTGATCTTCTTGGCCGCCTCTATTTTCGCATCAACCGGCGCTTTCGGTCGTACACTCTGAACGAACTCGAACTCACGCCGAATCAAATCTCTGTTTTCGTACCGTTCCCCTTTACGGAGTCCGGTACTCGCGTCGTCACTGGTCGCTCGCGGAAACAGTCGGTCAAGGTTTTCTTGGTCGCCCCACCGTTGGTAAACGGTTTTGAGAACAGCGAAATCATCCGTGTTCTCAGGGTCGAGGCCGGCCTGCTTGCCGTACCCCTCAACCAGTTGCCCTAACCGTGTCTGCATACGAGGCAGTTCAGCCGCGTCACGGTCCTGCTGTTCACGGTCAGTAAGCCGCTGGCGGTCGAATTCACTCTGCTTCTTGATCGACGCCGCTTCTGACCGGGCCTTGAGAACTTCCCAATTCTGTACCCCGTCCACTATCCACTTCTCGCGGAGTTCGGGATCGGTGAAGATTCTCTCAGCTTCTTCGAGGACAGTCCTGGCTTGTTCCTCGGCGGCTTCAGCCCGTGCTACTGCCGCTTCGGTGCGTTGTACGTCTTCACGGTGCTGGCGTACATACGCCTTACCAGACGCGAGGAGCCGTTGGACGTCGGGGAGTGATTCTGTGGGAATGAACGCCCCTTTATCCCCAACAGCGGTTCCCGGTATCTTGTGTTCCACGCCGTAAGCGTGATACCCAAGCTCGGGGAACACCTCGGGTGGAGTCTCCTCCACCTCCTCTGCTGGTTCATCGGGCGTTTCTGAGGGCTCGGCGCTTACCTCGGCTTCTGGCTCCTCAGAGGGAGTTTCTTCTGCCTCGGGTTCGGCTTCGTCCTTGGCCGCTGCGGTGAACCGACCTGTTTCTTCATCCCTGGGTTGTTCCTCAGACGGTTGGGATTCCTCCTCCGTCTCTGGGCCCTCGGGCACGGCATCTTCCACGATAGCATCTATCGCAGCATCCGCCGACTCTACTTCATCTGACATCCTATACCACCCTTCGGTGTGTTGTCAAGTGTAGCCTAAACCTTGTGTTAGGACACCCTTACGTAAGGTTTAGGCTTGCCTAACTTTCTAGGCAGAAGGATACCCTTCGGGTTTTGTTCGGGCCCGAAGGGAAACCGTAACCTCTTTGCCTACTGCTGTCCTCTAAACCCTTGTGCCGCTTGGACTTTCATCAACTCGGTCTGGGCGTGTATCTTGGTCTTCGCCTGTTCCGCTTCCGTCTGCATCTCGGTCTTCTGTAGCTCCGATCCGGCCTTGATGTTGGCCCGCTCGGTCTCCGACTGCTGGCGCTGTCCTTCCATCTGCTGCTTTATCTGGTCGGGCTGAAGTGCTTGTGCCGCTTGAGCTTGCGCTGCCTGCTGCTGTTCGGCCAGGGTCACTATCCCCGCCGCCTGCCGGGCATGGTGGTATGCCGCCTCAAGTACCGCCTGCCACTGTGGCTGCCATTGGGTGAACTTGACACCCGCTATCGACCGGCCCAGTTCGTAAGCCCTTACCATTGCTACACTTGGGTCCTCATCTATAGCCCGTACCTTGAATATCCCGCTCAACGGGTTGAACGGCTGACCAGTATTCGGGTCTACCATCTGCCCTGAGGCGTCTTGTACGGGTGGGGACCAGCTTTCAGGCGGGCCTTTCTGCCATTCAGTTACCTGCCGGCGGGCCCGGAGCCGGTGTGGATCGTCCTGTAGGCCCGTCAATCCGCCTACACGCGCTACCAGGAGGTGCTTGAATTCTTGTGGGCTGATCGGGGAAAACTCGCCTAGAGCCGCGTACCGCTCCAATTCCATCGCCTTCTGTACCGGCGTCATCTGAGTGAACGAGCCCTTCTGTATCCGCACGTCGATGGTGGACCCGAGATCGGTGCCCACCCACTCGCGTTCCTTGTAGTTGCCGTCCTCGCCAACCCATTTAACTCGTTGTGGCTGCGTGTAATAGGCCCGAATCAACTGCAACATGATCCGCCAGCCCCTTACCAGCCCGCGCTCGGCGTTCTGTATCAGGTCGGCAATGTTCACATGTGCTTGTGCCACAATGGTTTGCGCGTGTTTCCCGCTCTGCACACTAGGTGTCTCAACCCCTTGCCCGCCCTGCTGGAGCCCGGATTCATCGTCCATCTCATCCCGTATCTCGAGACTCATCTTCTCAGCCACGCGGGGAAAGTCAGGTAGGTCCTCGTACTTCGGTTCTGTGCCCGGCAGGATGTTGAGGTAGTCCACCTGTGCCTGCATCTGGGCGGGTTGTAACGTGCCGCCCATCGACAGGAATGTCTTGCGGTGCTTGAACTTATCCAGATGTTCCAGTTTGGCCCCGTCAGCCGTGGCAAGTATCTCCTGTGCTGGCCCCAAGAACTGCATCGACCCCGCCGAATAGGGGTTGTCGTCCTCAAACACATGAGCGAACTGAGTCAGCGGAATGTCTAGTGGCCGGCCTTCATCTTCATCGTACCACTCTTCCTGTACCTCCAAGTGGTCTTCGCCTAGCGCGACGAGATACGCCCCTTTCGGGTATTCCGCACATCCCACATGGAACTCGGTCAATACGAACACCGTTTTCTCGTCTATGTTCTCGGACTCCCCTTTACCCCGTTTGGATGGTGCCAGTAACTCCTTATGCTGGTCGGGTTTACCGTCCAGCAATTCCATCAGGTCCTCTTCCTTCATCTTCATCAGGTCAGGGAACACCTTTTTCACCGTCCCTAGCGGCACCATCGCCCCAATCCTCGCACCGTCGGCTTCCCACAGGTCGCGGCAGATTGAAGGGATAAACTGTACGTGTTTCGATGTCAGCAGTTCGTCTCTCAGGCGCGGGAACCATATCTTTTCCGCTTCGTCCCGGTCGTCGGTCAACGCCCCGTCCTCACGCACATACCGCAGGAACGGCTCACCATCCATCAACAAGCCGGTCTCGGGGTCCATCTGGGGCGTAAGTGGGTCGTCTTCGGTCTCGGCATAGGGCAGGGCCATGATGTCTTTTGGCTGCCAGCCACCGCCCGTCTCGTCTACCCAGAACCGCACAAACCCTGACCCGTAATCAGCACCCAACTGAAACGCATCCCCCGCCGTCAGGTTGAAATCCAGTTTCCCCTCAGAACACTCGTCCTCAAGGACCCGCGTAGAGAACTCAGCGCGGTCCCGGTCGTCTTCCATATCAGACGAAGGTGTCGCTTCGGGTTTAGCTGGATCAGCGAAGATGACGTTTCGTATCCGGCGACAGAGCCGTGCCGCCTTGTTGAGCCCAGTAGAGGGACGCGAGCCCGTGGGTACGTGGGCTATGTTGTCGTCTTGCTGCTTGAGGACTTTGACGCCAATGTACCCCTTGGTGTGAAGCGCGTTGACCTTCCACTGCGCTTTGAGCCCTTTCAGTTCCTTGTGCGCTTGGTTCCATTCACGGAACATCCGTTGTGCGGCTTTCTTCTTGTCCATCTCCAGCAGATTAGGCCGCGACAGCCGTTCATCGGTATCCGTTACGTCACGCGGAACCTTGTTCGTGGTATCAAACGCATCTTCCCATTGGTCTTCAGACATTTTCCCCTACCTCACATCCACCCCGTGAACCCTAACACTATCCCCTGTTTTGTGTAACAGGAGGTTAACAGTCCCCCCAAACACCAATTTCACCCGCGCAAAGAACGGGAACCGCCGCAGACTGAGAACGAGCATGGTGGTCTTAGACATCCACCTGCTCGCCCCGCGTTATCCGGTCCACCATCTCAGCGACAGGTAGACCCGCGTCTTTCATCGCCCACGCTTCCCGTACAGTGTGCCGGTAGCCCGGTGTGTCGGGATCGGTTACCCGTTTGATCGCTTCCAGCACTTCAACCGGCAGTTCGGGTGTCTCCACCTTATCGTAGCCCGGCACCACCGTGTAACCCTCTTTCTTCATGGACAGTAGTTGTTCGTACAGGCGTTTGCTCTCAGCGCGCAGATAGTCGCGTTCGTCCTCAACCTCTTCTAGCCGCGCCCGGAACAGCATGACCAGTTCCCGCTGTTCATGGACTCGCTTCCCGCACAGGGCTTCGTGTTCGGCGGCACAGTCCACCATCTCCTGTTCGTGCCGGCGTACCGTCATCCAGGGCCATCTCATATCCAATCCACCTCTCTCAGCGGCCCATCGGGCAGCCATGAGATTTTCGGTTCCCGACCCTTCTCCTGTCCCGCCTTCTCGTAAGGCCTCATACGCCGTTTCTCGGCATAGTTGATGCCCGGGTGCACGTCTGATGGCTCGCCCCTGTCCATCCTCTCAGGTAGCGGGGGGCGGCTCATCAGGTAGTACGTGTCGCAATCGTAGCTGTGGTCGTCCCCTTCGGTGTCCACCTTCTCGACTTCTTTCTTGTCCACCTGTAACGCGGGTAGGGTCCTAATCGCTTCAGCACAATCCCGCGTGTACCGAAGTAGGGGGCGTTCCCATTCTTTCACGTCCTCGCCAGACCCTTCGTGCGTCCCGTCCCCCCAACGCAGGTACTTGTGCATCATCTCACAGCGCGTCACCCGCGAGCCGTGCCCTTTACCCACACCGAAGAACTTGGGGCATAGGTCCAGGTTCCCGCCATACGCTTTCAGCGCACCCGCCTGCACCTCTTCGCCAATCGTAGGTGAACCCGGATTGAAGACCTGCCACATCTGGCTATCACAGGCTATGTACTGTACCGGCCCGAGGTCCTGACACATCTTACCTATGGTATAGCCCACGTCCGCCGCTGTTTGTTTCTTGAAGACCAACTCTTTCATACCCACCACATCACCTTCAGGACCGGACGCGAAGATACGGCACACCCCTTTCGACCGTGACCCCCAATCCATCCCGCCAGCGTAGAGCCAGTTGGGCGGCACCTTGAACGTGTCCACCGTGTGTAGCTGTGTACGCCATTCCTCAAACGCCGCGCCCGCCACCGAATACCAATCCCCGTCGATCCATGCTTTCCTGATGTGTTCGGGTTGGGTCTGTAGGTCGTCCCAATATTCTTCGGTGAGGTACTTGTTGTCTGTGGGGAGGCCGCGCACGAAATGGAACTGAGGGGCGAGACGTTTCAGGTTGGTGGGGAAGATTCCTTCCACCCAGAGGTCCCTAACCCATAACAGGCAGGGCCCCAACGGATTCGTCGCGCCCCAAAACATCGTGTGTTTCCAGTTGGGCCACCGTAGTGACCCGCGTAGCATGTTGAACGTCTCAAGCGTGTTCTCGGTCAACTCCTCAACCGCGATGATCGCCATTTCAGCGCCGATATACTTCTCAGGCTCGTCCAGGTTCCGTAACAGAATCACCCCACCACCCAGGTCAGGTGTCAGGTGAAACCCTAGCCCGTCAGCGTCGGTTTTCTTGACCACACCCATGCTACGGGGGAACTCCGTCCGTATCTTGGAAATCTGTCTATCTCGAAGCGTGGTATAGGTGTTGCTGAACAGCCCCACCCTGACACCGCGCATCCCACTCACCTTGAACATGGTGTAGAGCCACCACAACAGTCCCCACCGCAGGATATAGCTCTTACCCGGCCCGCGTGAGCCGCCGTACAGCAGAAAACGATGTGAGAGAGACGCTTTCAGGAACTCCATCTGGCGCGGTTGAGGTCTGATGTGATCCCGTAACAGGCAGGTATCGTGAAACACCTCCTGGCCCGACATCTCAAAACACGGTTCACACCTATCCACGGGGTTTCGCCCTGTCCCACCGCTCGCCTAGTTCTTTCGCACGCTGTTTCAGGCTCACACTGTACCGCGCCTCAAAAGGCCCCGTGTTCCCCTCCTGTTCGTCATGATGGGGCCGACACAGGGGCACGATGTTGCCGTGGTCCCTGAGACTCGAGCCGTAAGGCTGTACGTGGGCGGGATCAGTCGGCCAGCGCCCGCAGACCCAACACGGAAACGTCCGTATCCATGCACGATACTGGGGATTCCGATCAGTCTCGGGTTTAGGGCAGGCTGGCATCAGTTGGTTTCACTGTTCGGAGGCAAACCCCGCAGACAAGCCGACCGTTCGTGTATTCGATGATGTCCTCGGTGTGCTGACACTCAAGAATCTTCCGCTGGGCTTCGGTGAACCCAGGAATCTTTGAGTCGGGGAATTGGATCAATTGGAGAAGTCCGTTTCCCAATCCTTCGGAATCACCACCAGCCGCCACGGCTCCCCCTCACGCATAATCGGACCACGCTTATCCACATCTGATAAGTCATGGCTTATAGATTCGGCCTGTTTTGATAAGTTGGGGTTTTCCACATCCTGTGGAGGCAGTGTGGATAAGTCTTCGGGGGTGAGCGCCACAACGTCAAAATCCTCGCCGCGAGCCATGTAGTCGGCTACCTCTTCCATCGGGATGATCTTTAGGTCCGGTTCCCGCAGCAGCCAGCGGCCCCTCATTCCAGCGCCCTCCAGGCCCCGTGTACCCGACGCTCCAAAGCCTCAACACGCTCAGTCATGTCCTCGGGGTGTAGGGTTCGGTGGAGCCCAACAAGCAGGACCATCTTACTCTCCAGCGCCTCTAAACGCCCCAAAATCTCCCCTAACACCTCTTTGTTGGGGTCAGGTGGACAGTGCACATCCGGCACCGTTCCCGGAGGACAGGGCCGTTTCACACACTCACACGGGATCGTGTTGCACCGACCACACGCCGGCTCCGGGCCCGTGTAGCTCCCTAGCCGATGCCAAGGCGCACGTACAGGCCGATACCCGTCTAATCTGCTCATTTCGTCCCCTTTAAAGGACATCTTCATCCGAACCCCGGTCTCCACACGGTGAGCCTACCTCACTTTACCCGCATAAACCCTCACCTTTTCCCAACTGCAAAATCTTGCAGTCAGGCCCCATGATCCACTACATCACACGAAAACGTCCCGTCATAACCCGCTCCCGCTAATTCCTTCTGAAAAACCCCCAAAATCCGGTCCAAATCCTCCCTAATCCCCATGTCAGGCGCGCTAAACCGCACCACCATCTCATACCGCGCACGCCTCACCTCCCGATCACGCTCCTTCAACTTCCGCTCATCACTCAACATACCGCCCCCGTTGTGTACCTATGGACACATAACCACGAAAAACCTCACCAAAATGCGCGCAAGCCAGGCTCAGTCGTTGTGACGAGCCCACGCAATCGTGTCAAAATCCATCCGGTATTCGTCACCAGGACCACCTCGATGTCCCCAAAACCCGCCAAATTCCCCGGATAACGACGACCGACGTGCCCTCCGGCCAGCAAACAACGCCCGAGGATGAAAGTTCCCGTCACCATCAGCGTAAAACGAAGTCCACCGAGAACCACCCTGACTCGACAGTTGGTTCCAAACAGCCAACATGTCCTCAAAAGCCTCGGCCTGGGGAGGCGTCAGCCGTACCTTAACCGTGTACCACCGCCGCCCATCACCACTGCGCCAAGGTAATCTCATCAATTTCCTCCCTAAAATGTGCGTGAGCCACGCCCTACGCCGCGCACCGTGGGACTCAAAACCGGCATGGCCCCACCCCCCCCCCGGGGGGCCCCCCCCCCCCCCCCCCCCGGCCCCGCCCCACCTAACCAAAATCCCCCTTTTCCCACCCCCCCCCCCCCCAACGACCGGGGCCCCA